TTCCGGGTGGTTGAAGGTGAAGGTTCCCATTAGGCTGCTCCAATCCCGGAGATGAGTTCAAACACGATCCACTTCCCTGTGGTCGTGTCGGTAGCCCCAATCGGCTCCATCTGTGAGTTGAGGACCTGATGGACCAGTGCTTGCATGTCCACGCCCGCAACACCCGCCGTTGAGAGGATTTCCCAGTTCGCGGTCAACGTCGTTGCGTTGGAACCGTGTACTTGGAAGGACTCCCCAACAATCGTTCCCGGCGGAATTGCTGCGGTATCCGCTGCGGAGACATAGTTGTCCGTGATGAACAACGTCCCCATGTTGATTGGGTAATAACTGATGAGGTCACCCGTCGTTCGGGCGAACCCATCCGTTCGTGTGGTGTCACCGTCCATTGCGGCGACTCCAGCAAGCTGGCTGCTTTCCATGTCCCCCACGATGACGACACTGTCATCAATGGGCAGTTCGGCGACCTCTCCATCGTTGTTGATGAAGACCATCTCGCCTTCTCGGAACGTCTCCGCTGCGTTCAGTCGTCCATAACGGACGACAGGCCCACCGGAGCCAGTAATGAACGGCATGAAATCTCTTGCCGGCATTTGGTTCTCCTTTATTTTCAGTCCATGTTTTCGGTTCTTACAATGCCGGAATCAGGGAGTGAAACTTCGACAGTGTCGCGGTCGTGGTTGAATTGTGTCTGATGACCGCGCATTGCGAAGCGGGTGGGCCCTCTTCCTTGGTACCTCTCACTTTCTACGTCAGAGGCTTGCCTCACGAACGACTCCTCAGGACCCGCTCGTAGCATTCTGGCGTTCTTGTCAACATTCTCCTGACGGCGTTTCGCCATCCTTTCTGCGGGAATCTTGACCAGAACGAGTTCATTGAAGATGTTGGAGGTGTCGAGGGGACTGGCTTGCATCCCCTCCATCTTGTTGAAGGCGGCAAACTCGGGGTCGTCAGCTTGGACAACCTTGCCACCAATCTGGTGAATCTGGAGGCTGTCTGCCGGGCTCGACCCGGTGCGGCTGGGGTTCATCATCCACTGGTACTCCCAGCCGGGCTGGGCGTTGTAGAGATTGAGACCAGCATACACACCAACGTGACACCCCACAACTTGTTCCTCAACTCCGATGTGAGGGTTGCGGTTACCATCGCTGTCGAGTCGCTCACACCATTCTCGGTCCGTTCCGCCACCTAGTCCGGGCATTATTGTTTACTCCCTGCGGCCTTCATCTTTGCCTGATGGGCGCGGTATTCTTCGATGCTGTTTCCGTAGTCGGTTCGTTCGAGGAACGTCTTGGCGTCCTCGGTGCCCCCGATGGCTCGCTGACGCTCCTCAACGTACCCCTTGACGCTCTCGGTGATTTCCAGAGCGCCGCTTTCTTGACGACGGATTCCACCGGTCATGTTGGTGCGTTGGGTGACGTCTTGCACAATGCTGTCAGAGAGTTCTTTCTTCTGAGCCGCCATCTGCTCTGAGGTCAGTTTGGTCGAAGAGTTGCGGAACTCAATCAGTTCGTTGATGAGCTGACCCTTCAGACCGTTGACCTCGCGGGTGATGGTGTTCCTGTCTGCGAGGGCTGTGGCGTTGTTGGTGCGGTAGGAGTCGATGATGGTGTTCATCGGCTTGTCGAACAACTTGGCCCACGCTCCTGGCCCGAACTCGGCATCCACGGTCTGGGCTTCGAGCCCCACGAAGGCAGAGGTGCCGGAGTTCATCAGGTTCCCGATCAGGGGTGCGAGGCTGCCCAGTTGGGCCTGAATGCCCCGGGCGACCTTGGCCTCCACAGCCTTCTCGGGGTCCGTACTGAACTGGGTGAGGAAGTCCTCATCGTTGGTCGGGACCAGAGCCGGGGCGTAATTGCGCTGCTGCGAGTTCATGGCGTTTGAGGCCAGCCTGGCGGTCGCCTCGCTGAGTTCGTTGATCTTTTCCAGCAGAGGGGCCTGGGCTTGGACAATCAACTCGGCCGCTCCCTGCATGGTGAGACCCATTTCTGGGTTGGGGTCGCCCCCATTCGCCGCCGGATCGGGCCTGACTATTCCGGGATCTCCACCACTGCCGCCCCCATCGGGGAACAGCGGATCGTCTATGGCACAGAAGCCAATGCTCTGAAGCCTGTCCTGAAGTGCGCGTTTCATCGTTTAAACGCTCCCTTTTCAAAGTGCCCCACGGGGGGCATCTGTCAACCTTGGTGGATGCCCCGAGGGGATCCGTCGTCCTGGGCCGAACCGTTCGGGCCCTCCGGGCCGGTCTCTTGACCTCCCGTGCTGTCGAACTCCATGTACTGCTCCTCCCCCTTGTCGGCGGGATCGAGCGGGGTTTCTACCATCGCCCGGAGATCCTCCACTCCTTGGGAGATGAAGGATTTGAGCCATTTCGCAATTGTGCGGTGGGACTCGCGGGTCTCTGGGTCATCCGAGTCCACCGAGGCTTCCAAATGGGCTTGGCGCTCCGCCTGGAACCATACCTCCAGGTCCTCCCATCCCTGGCTGCCCAGGACCCATAGCGCCGCCTGCAATTTCTTGGGCTCGGTTAGAAGCCTCTCGTAGGTCACCGCCATTGTTGCCTGCATTTTGGGCGAGACTGAGGACGTATCGTTCGAGGTCATCGACATCTCCAGCTTCGAGAAACTTCAGGTGGGACTTTGTTCCGGCCTGAATGCCTTCCAGCACGGCTTTCTTGACCATTGGACCTACCTGAGGGTTCTCGATCATTTGGATGCCTTGTACGACGGCAATCCAGTAGTTTGTGTTCATTTGGCTCACGAGGATGGCGCGTTTCATTTCTGCGTCGGGCGTGTTGCTGCCGGACATTGCTGCGACGTCGAAAGCAAGTGTCCCCGTCATGGGATCAGTGGGGAACAGGAATGTTTCGACGCGCTTGGCGTCGGCATCGCCCAACACTCTTTGGAGTTTACCGTCCGAATTGGTTTCAAATTGTTGGTACAGGGAGGCAATTGCCTCTCCGATCCGGCTGTACTGGGTACGAATGAGTTCTCGCGTGGTGCCCTGCATGATCTCCGACTGGTCCAAGAGGGCCAGTGTGGAGGCTGCGGGACTGGGATGTCCGCCCTGTCGGGTATCACGACCCATTGCGGGATCGGACATACCGGTCTGTCGTTCGGCGATGGTGTTGACGACGGTCATAATCCGCATGTCGTCGAACGTGGATTGAGGCCCCAGAGTGAACGGCTCGACGCTGTTCATGTCCGGGTCGTAGATCATGGTGCTGGGGTCCAAGGGGCGGTTCAAGTAGTCCTTCCGCTTGGTCTTGGCCCAAACAGCATTGGATCGAGTTCTGGCGTCGTGTGCTTGGTTCAGGCTGGTCGTCATCGACCGCTGCATGTGTTCGAGCTTCTTGGCGATACCAGCCGAGTGGCCGCGCCCGCTTCGCTTCCGGTAGAAGATGTCGAAGAACGGCTTGTACGGGAAGTAGTAGGGCTCCGCGATGAGACGGATGATCTTGCGGCTCTTGCGGTCGAGGGTGACTACGATGGGCGGGCTGGGTGTGTCCTCCCGCTCCTGGCCGGGCTTGGGAACCTTGTCGCCCTTGAAGCCGAGGGCATCGAGCATGGGCCACTCCAAGTGGACCTCTCGGATGTCGTGGTCAGCGTGGGCCGATCTGAGGTTTTCCTGCCGATTGTCTTCTTTGTCCTTGGCGTCACGGACTCGTTGGCTGGGGGACTGACCCGCACCCCCCTGCCCCTGGATGGCGAGGATGGCGTCCATGAAATAGGTTTCGGGGTCAAGTGCCGCTTTATTGCGTAGGTGCGACCAGGGCGTACACAATTCCCGGACGACCATCGGGGCATCTTGGATCAGGTGGTTGGTGTCCCAGAGGATCTGCTCGCGAGGGATATGCTCAGGGAAAGCTCCCCGTGCGTAGCGGACCTGTTGGGCTTGGAGTTTCCGGCCTGCCCGACCCCCGGTGTATGCCCAGCGGATGTCTTGGCGCCAGTTCAGCGCCATCACGGATGATCCGACGACAGCCATCTCTAGCATTTGGTCGTAGGCGGGCAGGCGGATACTGAAGTCGTTGTTGTTCGCGGCCCAGTTGAGCCAGCGACCCACATCCTTCACTTGCTTGTCCTGATCCTCTCGTTCCGTGGAGACAGCCCACACTCGGTCGCGCTGCGCGAAGATGGCCGCGTAGGCGCGGTTCACGAAGGTGTCCACCATGATCTGGATGAGTGGGACCACGATGTTGCTGGCTCCACGGAACGGGAAGTTCTTTGGACCGGGACTGGCTGGGGTGGCCTCGTACCATTTCCAATGGGTCTCAATGTCCCTGAAAAGAAGGGAGTAGTTGGACTCGATGTCGTCGATGGCCTGGGAGATTTCAATTCCCAGACCCTCTCGGACGTCATCATCGACAGGAATGGCTTGGCCGGGCGTAATCACAGCGAGGCTCCTCTACGGCGTGCGTAGGCAACCACTGGCCGGAACAGCCAGTAAGCGACCGGGTGGGTGCGGAGGAAGAGAGCGAAGGTCTCCCCGTGTTGGGCATACACTTTTGTGAGTACGGGGTGGCGGAGGACCCAATTTCTACAACAGAACCAGTCGAACGAACCGCGAGGGTAGTATTCGGCGGCAACCCAACAGAAGAGGGCGAGAAGACTTCCAATGCCCTCGGCTGCGGCTGCCCCTTCCGCTGCGGCAGCGGCTCCCCCTGCTGCGGCTGCTGCGCCTTCTGCGGCGGCTGCCCCAGCGGCTGCGCCCCCTGCCGCTTCTGCTACGGGCATGGCCGCCCCCATCGCCCCAGCGGTGCCCGTGGTTCCGGCTGTTGCACTCCCCAGCGACGATCCGGTAGCTGCCTTCATCATGCTACCTGAGGTGAGAGGAGCCGTAGACACAGCAGCGGGGGTGGAAGAGGTGATCTCAGCCGACTTGGCCATAGAAGGCGCATTACCACCCTTGTACGCGGTGGGCTTTTCTGTGCCCTTAATTGGTTTCCGGGACCCTGTGGTCTCAGGTCCTTCGGCCGCAAGAGAATCAATAGCGGCTCTTTGTCCCTCGGACGGCATCTGGCCTGACACATCTTTGGGATCATCCTGGAAGAAGTCCTTCACGGACTTGGTGATGAAATCGGCCGCTTGTTTTTTCGCCTTCTTGGCAAGATCGCCCTGCCCTGCACTGGGTCTGCCAGCCATTTCGGCTTCACCACGACTCTCTTGGGTGGTGTCTGTACTGCGGAGGGAGACGTCACTTGCCCGCCCCATCCCTGCGAGTTCTTCAAGACTTCGGCTTCGGGCCATTTGACGTCCCTCCGGTGAAGATCTCTTCTTCTGGCTCATCCTCGTGTAGGTGCGGGTTGATGAAGACACCCGTCATCTCTTCGACGGTCTTGTCGCAGATGCACAAACGAGCACCAGAGTCATGGGGCTGTCCGGGGATCCGCTTGCCACGAGCGAGGAGTTTCATGTCCACCCGACCCTTCTCACCTTCAATGGTGTAGATGACGGTTCGCTCCACTTCGGTCCAGCCTTCGTCCTGAGCCCTGCGGAGGTTCTGGACACAACACTGGAGATACTCGAACCCCGGCAGACCACGGAACTGCGGAAGCAGTTCGCGGAGACTGGGAACGTGATCGAAGACAAACTGCTGGGCTTTGTAGGGCTGACCCGGTGTAGTCTTCGCGACTTGTCCAGGTAGGTTGAGGTTCATGCTCATTTCTTCTTTCCTCCGAGAGGTTTGCCACCGCGATCAGTCGCGGTCGGCGTGGGGGCCTTCACATGGATCGACTTGGGGATGACGGCTGGTTCGGCCTGCTTAGGCGTCGTCTTGACCGGTTCCGGCTTGGGTTCCCGAACGGGCTCTGTCTTGATGGGTTCCGGTGTGACGATTGGCTCTACGCCTGACCGCTCACCTGTACCCGAGGACTGTAGAGTTCTCTCGTTCCGGGTGGCGACGGAGCGTTGTCCGCCTCCTGTGTTGGGCGGGGCCGCGATGGATGACCTTCCCGCTCCGCCACTGGCATCACTGGGCAGAGGCTCCATGACTTCGAGAACCACCATCGTCCCCTTCTCGTTCAGAGAGAAGTCCGGGACTTCACCGATGATCTTGAACCTGCCACTCAAGATTCGAGTGGAGGCACCCCGGTGGGTGTCGATGATGTAGTGAGCGTCCGGGTTGTAATTCTTGCCGAGGTGTTGGGCCAGAATCTCGGGTGTGTACTGCATGATTCCTCCTAGTTCATCAGGTCCGTGACAACCAAGAGGATGTCACTTTCAGGGGGTGCGTTGACCGGATAACCCGGCAACGAGCGGATCTGGTCGATGACACCCAGAACCTCCGGGTCATCATCGGTAAGTTCGTCGATGTGGTTCATCAGTTCCTCGAACCGGAACTTCGTGGCATTTGTTAGGCGCCATTCGATCCAGATGGTCATGGTGATAGGGTAAGAAGCTGTCATCATTTCCACCAAGTGACTTTGTCTCGTTCTTTGAAACTCTCCGTGTGGACACGGCCCTCCTTGACACGGCGAGCGTTGCGACCACCAAGAACGATCATGGAGTTGGCAGCTTCGGGGCTGCCGGTGCGCTCGAACTCAGCGGCGGCATCATCATGCCGAGCCACTTCTCTCGCGTGGTCTTCTATCGTCACCTTCTGACCGGCTTCGCGCATGAAGTCGCCAAACGGTGTCTCCCTGCCCATTGCCTTCGCAGTTTTCGCAATGCCCTGCGCGACCGTCTTCTTGTCGTCCTTGACGGCTTGTTGGCGGCGGCTGGCTGATTTGGCCATTACTTCTTCCTCCGCGCTTCCTGTCGTGCCTCGCGCCTGCGGATCTCTTGGGTGACCTTATCTTTGTCGTCCCGCGCATTGTGGACGACACCACCCTGATGGGTTTGGTAAGCACCGGGTTTGGACGGGTTCGTGTCTGCCCCCGCCGGTCCCTTGTTGCGCCACCACCCAGTTGCGTTGTCGCCATGAACATCTTTTTGTGTCGAGACTCGGCGAAGCATTTCGTCATTCGACTCTCCAGTGTTCCGACCGTTGTCATTCACACTGGGGTAGAGATCAGTTCCCGTTAGGGGGGCTCGCTCCGGCATCTCTTTCCGGCTTCTACTCTGAGCCATTAGTCAGTCCTCTCTTCGTCTTCTCGTTTACCGATGGGGGTCTGGCTGGCCAAAAACTTCCCCATCGGAGAATCCCCAGCGCGCCCTAAGGCCCAGCTATGCGCTTTTGAAGCAGCAACACCTTCTTCCGCAGTATCGTATTCGACGTAATCCCCACGCTTGAGTGTTTCGGCGTAGGCGCGTTCATCCGTCAAACGCTCCAATCCTGGCCCGCGAGCGCGAATGGTGGGATACAGCCCTTCTTTACCGTTGGGCAGTTGGTCTACACGGCTGCGCGTAGACTCGTTGGCTTTAGTGCGAAGCTCGGGATGCTCTAAACCTCGCTTCTGCCAATCCTTCATACTTCGGCTTTTCGGCATTACATCACATCCCCATAGCCGGTAAGCCCGCGACTTTGTTCCCGGACCCTGTCGATGTACCAGTCCGAGATGGCCTCTTCGGGCGTGGAGGGGCGTTGGCAAACTGCGTCCGTATAACTTTGGGCGTCACTGACATCTTTGAAGGTTGCGTGCGGGAACTCTGTTAGTTCTTCGATGGCTTCCGCAGTACCCTCGCGGTTGTAGTACCAGAAACCATTCTGGTGGAAGGGTGCGAGGTCAGCTCGGATGCGTTGATCCTTTTGACGTCCTCCTGGCTCCAGGTACAGGATGTCGGGGAGATAACTGTCCCAACTCTTTTCTGAGACCATCCCGATGAGGGGGCCGTAGAGATGGAAGGCATTGACCGCTTCGATGCCGATGGAATCCACTTGCCACTTCTGGCAGAGTTCAAGGATCCGGTGACAGACATCTGTTTCATTGAGGTCACTCCGCTCCGACTCCAGGCAGTAGCGTCGTCCCCAGGGATCTTTTCCTACGACAACGATTCCGTGTCGGCAGTAGGTTTCCTTCTTCCGCTCACTCTCCTTACCGGGGATGGGGTCGAAGATGACCGCCTTCTCCATCCAGTTCAGGGGGATGAGGCGAGGGGGCCCATCTGTGGGGACCGGAGCTTCCTGGTCGAAGATGTCGGGGTCGTAGTATTTCGGGTCGATGGCGAAGACGGGCTCGTTGCCCGAGTAGACGAGTTTGCCGAAGCGGAACCATGCGTCGTCGAAGTCCAAGGTTCGGCCTGCCTTGGGAATGCACATGTACTGTGCCCAGAAGACGAACGGATCAGTCTTGAGCATCTGTTTGGCTTTCTGGGTGCTGATCTTTTGCGGGAAGATCGACTTGCCGCTTACGCTGGGCGCTCCATGCTCATCTTCCAGAAGGTGGCGTTTAAGTACCTTGTACTCGCCGCTCCACTTCTTGAGCATGTGCGCGTAAACGTCGGCGTAGGCCCAGGGTGTGTGGACGACCAGTTCCATTCCATTTTCAGCGGGTCGCTCAAGCGGACGAGAGTGGTCAATCCAGTTGATAGCGTCTTGCATAAGAGCCACAGAGTCACTGGTCTTCTCCCCAATGATGTCGTCCAGGATCTTGTGGGTGTAGTGCTTGCCGGTGACCGCGCCCCCGATCCCACGCGGTTCGATGGACAGCTCGGGGATTCCGATTGTCGGACGGTTGAACTTGAGACCTGTGCCGCCCCATTTCAATCCACGGGGGCGCGTAACTCCTTTGTCCCGGTCCCAGAAGCCAATGCCCTGAGGGATCATGTCCCTCCAGATGAGTTGGAACAGGATGGAGGATTCGACCACTTCGGCGATAGCAGCGGTCCACGATTGGGCGTTCTCTTCCTTCTCGTTGAACAGACCGATGGTTGCGTCGGGGTTCTTGGCGAGGGTCCACAGGGAGAGGGCTCGGGTCGCCATGCTGGTCTTGAAGCACTCCCGAGGAATGCAGACCATGAGGCGGCGCCAGGAGTCGGTGACCTTGCCGTGTTCCTCGGTGGGTGGTTCCCAGATGGTCCCGGCCTTGGTGGTTTCGCTCATCCCCCACTTGCCGAGGAAGCGGGAGATGGGGAGGTGGATGTTCGTGGTGAGATCCTTGTAGCCGAAGATCTGGGTGGAGAAGAGGTAGAGCCCGACCTCTTGGTCCTCAAAGGCACACCTCAACAGATTGATCTGTTGCGATGTGAGATCTCTCGCGTTCCCGTGGGACCTGTCCATATCCATCAGGACGTCAATACCAGGACTTACGGTGTCAATTCGGGGCATTGGGTGGGCTCACTTGCCGCCTGAGCCGCCTCCACCACCGAAGCCACCGCCGCCTCCGCCGCCGAACTGCTGATCGCCTCCACCAAACATGCTGCTCCAGAAGTCAGAGAATTGGTTGCGTTGGCGCAACCGACCCCATCGTTGGTCGGCCTCTTGGGTTTGGTTGGCGGGTGAACCCAAGATGTCCCCGAAACCAGCAAGCGGGGCTCCCGGATCGGCACCGCCCTCTAAACCAGGGCCACCCATTTGGGGTCCTGCGCCTTGCCCACCACCACTCGGATTGCTTCCCATCAGTCTCTCTCCTCTAGGGTTTCGGTTAGGAGGTCCCTGAGGGGATCGTTCCGCTCAGCGTCAATAATGGCCTCGCCCCCCGATACCTCATGTTGTGAGGGGGGTATCGGTAGGGCGTCTGAACCCAACAGGATGTGGGCGTTTGGATCCTGATTGCTGAGAGCGTCCCGGAGTCCCACGAGGGACTGAGCGACTGCGGTCATGGTGTTGGTGACTTGGGTCTGGATGTGAGGTGCGTTGACGGTGAGGTTGATGTCCCCGCCCGCGCCGCCCTTGCGGTTGGGGTCTGGGTTCATGCGGTCCACGAGCCGCCAACTGTTCTCGGACCTGACTCGGATGTCGCTGGCCTCTAGTGAGGCTTCGATACCGTCGTAGGCTTTGTCGAGCATGGCGCCGAGCCGAAACTCGCCTTCGGTGGCTTGCTGGGTTCGTTCCGCCATGTACTTGTCGTGGAAGCGGAGGAAGGTTTTGTTCCGCCGCTCCTGTAAGAGGCGATTCACATAATCGGCCGAGAGACCGGTGGTGACCGCCATTCGGTCCGGGGGGATGCCCAGAACCGCCATCTTCGCGAGGGACTCCAGTTGGTAGTCCTTTGCCCGCTCGCGCTGGTTGGTCGGCTCGATGTCGGATGCCATCGTTTAAACACACTCCCCTGGGGTAATTCCAAAGTGCCCCAAGAAGGCGCGATGTCAACTCTGGTCTGCCCCGCTGGGTTCGCCGGGGTTCGCCGGGGGCTGGGGGGGAGACGCAAATTTGTGTAACCCTCTCACGACTCTCTCCCGTGATAGGTCAGGGTCTTCAGCGCTGAAAAGGCTGTGGGGGTTTCTCGAAAAGCCCCCACAATCGACAATTGGATCCAGTTATCCACTCCCCCCCTCCCCCTCCCCGATCCCCCTAACCCA